ATGTTCCTGCTACAATTATTAGTAATATGACTGGCATACGTTGCGAAGCAATTAAAGTAAGCCTACGTGATGACGATAGTGAAAGCGAAAGCAACTGTTGGATGGCTGAAGATGCTTATGGTTACGATGATAGTGGAGACTATGCTCCTGAGATGGGGCAGTTTAAACACGATACTAACTGCAAAAACATTCTTATTGTAGATGATATTAATGATACTGGTGCTACTTTTAATTGGATTAGGCAAGACTGGCAAGCAAGTTGTTTATCTCAATCGCCTATATGGGATCAGGCATGGGGAGATAATGTTCGCTTTGCAGTATTAACAGAAAATTTATCAAGCGAATTTGGTTTAGTTAATTACTATTGTGATGAAGTTAATAAATCTGAGGAAGATGTTTGGTTAGTTTATCCTTGGGAAAATGTAGGAGAGTATTAATGCCAACAGGACATGATAATGTATGCACAGTTACTTGCACAGATAATGACAAAGTAGCAGAGGCAGAAGTTGATAGATTCAAAGAAAAAGAGTTTCTAGATATCTTTCTAGCAACAAATAAAATACATATGGAATATAACGGTAGGGTTTATGTTGGTAATAAGATGGGGTTTGAATTTACAACACCTGGTCCTAGAATATTTCAAATTAACAAAGGTAGAGGATTTTAATGACGATAAAAGTAATTTACGAAGAAAAAGATTGGAAAAGTGTAGCGGTGTGTATTAGATCCGAACAAGTTTCTGCTTCTGAAGTAGTTGCTATTTTTAACGATAATCCAGAATTTAAAGAATGGTATATTAAGGAGTATATGAATAATGTTAACTAAAGAAGAAGCACATGCTATTATCAGTGATATAAATGAAGAAGCACATTCAATGGCATATGATAGTTGGTCAGAAGCAGATGAGATTGGCGATAGCGATGATGAAGAAGATTGGGGTCGTGCTGAAGAAGCAAGAGAAGATGCTTCTTATGAACAAGCAGGGTATTTCCGTTCTGAGTTTAATGGACTTCCGCAAGATCAACAAGATGTGATTTGGCACTATGCTCAAGAAGACGAAGACTTTCAAGAAGATTTTAAAGCATGGTACGGACAAGAAGAATTTGAAGAATATGTTTCAGGACTAGAAGAATGACAGACACTTTAGAAGTAGCACAACAAGATGGTAGAGCTCCTTGGAAAGAAGTCGAGATTGATACACGTGAATTTGTTGTGTATAACGATATCTATCCTGTTACAGAAGGGCATACACTTGTTGTACCTAGACAAAATACAGAAGAAAACATTTTAAAGTGTTTTAATTTTGCTCTTACTATGGGTAATGACAACATTAAGTCAGAGAATAACAATATTACAGGTTACAATGTGGGTATCAATATGGGCGAGAGTGCAGGACAAACTTGTCTTTATCCACACGTTCACTTAATTTTCCGTCGTGATGGCGATACGGAGAATCCTAAAGGCGGCGTTCGCGGCGTAATTCCATCAAAACAAAACTATAAGGAAAGGTTATGACATTGAAACAAACATTAATCAATGCAGCAAGAAAGCATGCTGAGGCAGAAATTGATCTACATAAAGCCAATATTGAAGTATACATGCAACAGGTTGTAGGAATTGGTGAGCATAGCGATATTATCGAAACTATCCAAAAAGAGTTAGATAAAATGGCAACTGCACATGATAGAGTCGAAATGCTGGACAAGCATTTTGGTGACTAGTAAAAAAATCAAATTAGAGGAAGATCCGGATTCAAAAGATTTGGTTCTTCCTATTCCCACTGAGTTATTGAACCAGATGGGATGGGATATTGGAGACGATTTAGTTTGGTCAGACAACTTCGATGGATCGTTTTCAGTTATTAAAAAGGTTGACAAATCCAATAAGAAAGCGTATAATAACTATAATGACAATAGCAACTGATAAGAAATATTACTACAGCGAAATCTTTCACAGTATTCAAGGTGAAGGACACTACACAGGTGTGCCTACTGCTTGGATACGTTTCTTCTTATGTAATTTGCAGTGTAACGGATTTGGTCAGATTGATCCTACTAATCCTGATACATATGATTTGCCGTTTGAAACATTTGATACTACAAGTGTAAAACGTGTAGAAGATTTACCTGTATGGGACAAAGGCTGTGATAGCAGTTACACTTGGAGCAAAAAGTTTAAACACTTAATGGGTCAGAAGACTGCTGTTGAACTAGCACAGCAAATTATTGATACACTTAAAACAGATAGCAATCCAGAAGGATTGTTTCTACATCCTGTTACACAACAAAGACAACACTTTTGTGTTACAGGTGGCGAGCCGTTGATGAAGCATGGACAAGAAGCGTTCATTGGTATTATGCGTGAGTTCAAGCGTATGGGCAATATGCCTGCTAGTGTTACATTTGAAACTAATGGTACACAAGCATTAACACAAGAATTTATTAATTACTGGACTTATGAAGCAGATAACGAAATCGAACTGTTCTTTAGTGTAAGTCCTAAACTGTGGAGTGTAGCAGGTGAAACTGCAAAGAAGGCAATTAAGCCTGAGATAGTTGCACAGTATAGTAAGTTGTCTATAGGACAATTAAAATTTGTTGTAGGTTCCGAACAACAACAGTGGGATGAGATGGAAGATGCTCTCTCACAATTTAAGGCACAAGGTGTAAATTATCCTGTATGGGTTATGCCTGTAGGTGCTAGAGAAGAAGAACAAACAGCAACAGCCGGAGCAGTTGCTAAGATGGCATTCGAACGTGGATATAATGTAGCCGCAAGGGTACACGTATACTTGTTTGGTAATGCTATCGGAACATAAGGATAAATTATGAACTTTATAAAGAAACTGTTCAGTAAGAAACAACCTGATACTGATGTGTCTACGCCTGGAATTAGTGATAAACAAAAGGCAACGATGAAAAAAGAAGCATGGGTTGGTGTATTGAATACACATGTGAACAAAGAAAATGTCCGAAATGGCTTTTTTGAGCTTGACTGGAACGACCATTTCATAGTACAATTAAAACAACAAGGTTATGGAGTTGACGATGATCCAGAAGAAGAAATTGTTGATCGTTGGTTTCGAGAACTTTGTGCAAACGTTGTAGTCGATGGTGACTACGGAGGACCACTAGACACTGGAAGTATAGATCCAGAGTTAATAAAGAAGGCTAAATGAGTAAAATGACACATATAATAGTTGATACAGCAAATACATTCTTTCGTGCAAGACATGTAATTAATGGTGATGCAGATATTAAGTTAGGTATGGCTTTTCATATCACACTTAACAGCATTAAGAAGGCATGGCAAGACTTTAACGGCACACATGTTGTGTTCTGCTTAGAAGGACGTAGTTGGCGTAAAGACCATTATGAGCCTTACAAGCGTAACAGGCAAGTTGCTCGTGATGCACTTACAGAAAAACAGCAAGAAGAAGATACTGTGTTCTGGGAAGCATTTGATACATTTAAGAATTTTGTTACAGATAAAACTAACTGTACTGTATTACAACACAAAGAGCTAGAAGCAGATGATTTAATTGCTGGTTGGGTACAGCAACACCCAGATGCAGATCATGTTATTGTTAGTACTGATACAGACTTTCAACAGTTAATTGCTCCTAACTGTAGACTTTATAATGGTGTGCAAGAAGTTACTACTACACCAGAAGGCTTCTTTGACAAGAAAGGCGAACTAGTTATCGACAAGAAGACTAAACTGCCTAAGGTTGTAGATGCTGAATGGATGTTGTTTGAGAAATGTATGCGTGGCGATACTAGTGATAATGTGTTTAGTGCATATCCAGGTGTACGCAAAAAAGGCTCCAAGAACAAAGTTGGTCTTGTTGAAGCATTTGCAGATAGACAAACTAAAGGATTTAATTGGAATAACCTAATGTTACAACGTTGGGTTGATCATAACGGTGAAGAACATCGTGTACTAGAAGATTACGAACGTAATAAAACTATTATTGATCTTACTGCACAACCTGCAGATATTAAAGAAAAGATTGAAAGCACAATTAAAACAGCAATTGATGCAGATAAAAATATAAGCCAAGTCGGTGTAAGGTTGATGAAGTTTTGTCACTTATACGACTTAAAGAAAATTTCAGATCAGGCGCAAGCATATGCTGAGCCGTTAAATGCGAGGTATACAGTATGACGTTTTTAAAAGCAAAACCAGTTCTTGAAGGTAAGTTTTGGATTGTAGAAGATGAAGGACAACGAGTTGGAACTTTAAGAAAAGATGAGTTTTCGCAATTTGTATTACAAAACAAAGACGGTGTTAAAATTTATAAGAACAAAAAAGTTATAACAAATGAGTTTGGTGACAATTTCTTTATTGCTAAAATTATTAAAGAAGCAGATAATTCAAATCCAAAAGAAGTACATGGGTATGCATCAAGTACTGTTCCACATAATGCAATGTATGATATACGTCAAAAACTTCCGTTGTTTACAAAAAGTAAAGATAGTAAAAGTTTATATTGTGCAGGTTACTATGTAATTAAGTTTGATAAGGGTTGGGTAAAGTCTTTTTGTCCTAAACTTATTACACTACAAAGATATGAATCTAAAGGTCCTTTTAAGACTGACTTAGAAATGAAACAGGTATTATCAAGTGTCAACAAATAGTATTCCAACTAATCTAGCATCAGTGCAAAAACTTCTTCAACGAGTATCGTCTGCTGAAAAAACACAGCAACGTGAAATACGTATTACGATTGAAGAAGCAAGAACACTTGTTACAGAACTTGCACTAATAACAACTAAATTAGGGTCTACAGTAGCGGAAATACATACATTGCTAAAAGAGATAAACAAGACTGCTAACGAAGTTGATGTTAAGTTTGACGGTGGAAAGTTCTAAAAAAGGATAAATATATACGTAGTTAATTAGGAATTTACGTATATATGAGTAGACCAAAACCAAAAATCATTCTCGAACATACTAACCGAGAGACCTATAAAGTAGAACAGATACTTGAAAGCGAGGCTATATGGGCTGTATTTTATAAACACCAGCCTTTTAATTTAAAAAGCGGTAGTGCTGTATCAAGTTATCCTGGTCCGAAATATAAAAAGGTTTCATTTTCAAATCCTGGTCATGCTAGAAACTTAGCCAAGAAACTTAACAAACTGTTTAACACTACTGACTTTTCTGTATATAAATTAAACACTGGAGAAAAAGAATAGTGGAATGGACGTTAAAGACAATTACACAAATATTTTTTTAAAAGCCGCTGAATTAGACATTACTGCCGAACTAGTAAAGAGCAAAAGAATGGAGTGGTGGTGGAATGTGCGTGTTAAAAATGATGGTGGACTAAGACTAACAGAACAAGCAATGGATTTTATTACGAATGAATCCAAAATCAAAATCTATAAGATTGACTTTCCGAAAGACTTTTCTATTACTCCACAAATACTTTTATGGCTTGACAAATTTATAGATTCACCGTATTATATTACTAAACGAACAATATCAGTATTAAAGGAGAAGGCTGCATTTGAACTATATCTCTTTAGTGGAGATGTCCAAAAACTAGGATATAACAAGGCTTTGAGTAAAAGATTAAGCCAAGAATCATCATAGTTATAGTAGCAGTTAATAAATAATTTTATGTTAGAACTAAATCCGTTGGATGTTTTGAATATTAGGAAATTGGAAACAATGCCTCCGCACTTCTGCAAAACTAAGATTGCAAGTGCAGATAGAAACTATAGAGATGTTATAAATTGGATTAGATCTAAACTTGCAGGAAGATATTGTGTTTTAACATACCCTACTGTAACAAGTAACGACAAATTTCAAACAGCAACATTTGTTGGGTTTGAAGAACAAAAAGAGTTGACATTTTTTATGTTGGCTTGCCCATACTTAAGGAGAAACTAGAATGGCTGAAGAAGTAAACAAAACCGATGCTCCTGCTGAAGCAGAAGTAAACACAGAAGCGACTGCTGCTCCGGTAAGCGGTCCAGTACCAACGCCTGAAGCAGAAACTGCGGCAGCAGCACCTGATTTAAATATTAGTGATCTAAATGCTGTGAAAAGCATTATTGATATTGCTACAACAAGAGGTGCATTTAAGGCAAACGAACTTGAAGCAGTTGGTAAAACTTATAACAAGTTAACATTGTTCTTAGATCATGTATCTAAGCAGCAACAAGATCAACAAACACAAGGGAAGTAAATTATGGCTAAAAAAATCAAACACGTAGGGAAACTGAAAAATACAGGCGACAAAGTTGCTGTAGTATTTAGAACAGTTCCTGGAGAATCAGACAACTGTTTAGTGTTACAAACCGCAACACTAAAAGACGAAGTACATGATTCATTAATGGCTATGATCGATTCTGATCAAGCACAACAAACAAATGAACTAGGAGAACTAATGTTCTCCAGAACTTTTCCAAACGGAAGATCAATGCTACAACAAATGCAGCAAGAAGGACGTTTAAGAAAAGTGCCAACTAGTAATGTAACAATGACACCTACACCGGTGGTTGAAGTTAATCTTGCACAATTAAATACTTTAATTGCAGAGCAAAAAGGTATGTCTGTAGATGAGTTATATACACTAGTAAGTGGTGCTCCGACAAAAGAACAAGTAGCAGCACAAACCGCAGTACCAGAAAGCACACCAAGCCAAGAGCCAGTAGCGGCTCCTACAACGGATGGTGTATTATCTGATTCAGATCTTGCAAAATCATATCGTAGTCAAGCAGATGCTATGTATAAAGAAGCAGCACAATTACGTAGACAAGCAGACGAATTAGATCCGCCTAAGAAGAAAACTTCTAAGGCAAAAATAGAAGCAGAAGCATAAACAAGTGCATAGGCATTACTTCAAGCCGCCTAAACATCTAGTAGACGAGTGGCCGGAGGTGTTCAAAGATTTATATATGGACACCATGCCGGTTGCTTATGTCGAGAAGATGATTATTGAATTTACAGATGGACGTATCTGGGAAATCAATGTCAAACAACAACTAGAAAATGACGACCCGGATAATGTTGCAAAAAAGTTATTAAACTCTTTGACTGAGTATAAAGACACAATCAAAAATTTAGATTTTAAAATAGATGTTGGTTTATTAAAAGCCGATATAGCAAAAAAGACTAAGAAGATTCTCTAGTATTACCGTAATGTACAACTTCGTATGTATCCGAAGTATGTTCTCTCCAAGGATCAACTACAACACTATCATCAGTAACATCAATATACATTTCTGGATGCGCAAGAAGAACTACTGCTCTATAAGGTCCTTTGTCAGGTCCATACACTAATGGATCAATTTTCATTGGATTATATCCGTATTCATAACAGTATTGTGAAACCAGTAATGCATAACTTCCGTCAACATAAGGCACACCTGGTTTATAAGCAACACCATTTATTAAAATAGGAAGTTCTTTTTCTTTTGCAATTTCACAGAGTTTGGTTGCAATATTTTGTGCTTGTACTTCTCTAGCATTCATAATTGCATCAAAGATATCATAACCTAAATCTAATTTTTTAGCCATATAGCGTAATGCTATATTATCTCTAGGATGGCATGCGCCGCCATCTCCCATTCCTGCTTTCATATATGCAGAACTGGTAATTCTTTTTGTAGCGTTAGATAATGCATCAGTAACTTTATCAACATTAATGTTGCCTTGTCTCTCAGCAACATCTTGCATCATGTTTACTAATCCAATCTTAGTTGAAATAAATGTATTGTAGAATACTTTTATACATTCACATTCGTCCCAAGTTCCAATTTCATACTTAGGATTGTTTTCCATTATTGTGTGATAAAATCTTACAAGTTCAATAGCATCACCTGTAGCACTTCCGTCATCAGTTCCAATCATTACTATATCTGGATTTACCATATCCCAAGCAACAGTTCCCATTGCAATTAAGTATGGATTGTAAACAAATCGTGTATTAGTAATGTGTTGTATAAACTCTCTGCGTACTGTACCTGGCAATACTGTGCTTATAAGTACAAGCAATTGACCTTTATTCATATGCTTGTTTGCTTCTTTAAGAACACTATGAACAATATCGTAAGAAAAATCTTTTGGTTCTAAATGTGCTGTAGGTGCTCTACCATCATAAGCAGGATCATGTGGAGTAGGAACTGCAACAAATACAATATCTCTATCCTTTACAGCATCTTGGATAGTATCTTCTACAATTACATAATCACTATGTACTGTATCAATATCATAACCTAGTACACTATGTCCTTTTTTAGCAATTACTTCTGCACATGGCAATCCTAATTTGCCTAATCCAATAAATCCTATCTTCACATTTCTTCTCCCAATTTTGGTACAAACATATTTACAATCTTCTTATTACAGTGCATTTAAACGTGGTTTACAGCAGTATAGCGTAACTGTAGCTCTTGGTATATAACACCGCTGTATGACGCTTAAAATGCGTTTAAGGTGCCTTAAAACTGTGCTAGTAGTTCATAGTTTTTACTAAGTTAGTGTACTCTTTACTAACCAAAATATCCCTATTATACTTGGCAATTTGTCTTACGCCAGGCAGCCATTGTTTACGCAGTATGGTTTCAGGTATACTACATAGTCTTTTAACTTCGTCCAAAATAGCAAGCATCCTGTTCCCTGGATCTTCTATGCTATCATATGATTCATTTATAAACGGAGCATATGTTTTGTATCCAAGTTCTTTTAGATACTGTAAACTATTTGGTGCAGTTGCTAGTATAAACGGATGACCCATTGCAATAGTTTTAAAAATTTTCTCGCTTAGGAATGGTGTATTCTCATAGTAAGTAGTTTCGTTGACTATACTAAAATATGTCTCAACGTAGTAGTCAGCAATTGTAGTTTCGTGTTCTGCTCTATTTGTTACTAAATCTTCTGTATCTAAATACATAGGTGGTAACTTCTGTATGTCTTTATTATTATCTAATATTTTTTTTATAATTTTATTATTACTATGTATGTGTTGTAATTTGTGATAAACATTATCCCATGTCTCATTATCATCACTTGGTGCAAAACTTATATAACCAGAGTCTAATAAGTTTCTCGATTTAAGAAGTGTAATTAGTAATGGTCTATGTAGCCTCCATCTTCTATTCAAATTTAAAAACTTTTTGTTATATTTCTTTTTCTTTGGCAGTGCTATAATATTATGTCTTGCAGCATCTTGACCTGTTGCTTCAAAGCAACTAAACCAATCTACTTTTATTTCAGGTAGTTGTAATTTTTTTGCTAATTTTTTAACATGGTTACACATTGTCGGAACTGCTGAAAGAAATATTATTTGTTCTGCTGGTATATTATGTTTGACAACTACATCTCTATAAATTGCATCTGCACACTCATAAAAATGCTCCAAGCCGTTATCTAAAACTAAAAATACTTTCTTAGTCCTTATACGTTCTAATACGTCTGTTGGAACTAAAGTGTCTACTGCAAACATACTAAAACTATCAGCATTAGTAAATTGTATATAGAAAAAATCTCCTTTGAAGTTTTCCTTAGAAAAGTAACCAACATTAGGTTCTATTTTTATAACTTCTTTGTCGTGCAGACTATATGTCTTTACGTATAATAAGTTATCTGTATTAATGCAGGGCATTATAATCTCCTTACATTATTAACAGACCAAAACTTTTGTGTTTCATCAAGACTTGAAATACCTCTAATTAAAGTTTCGTATTTCTCTGCATACAACTTCATTTTTTCTGTAACAAGATTAGGGTATAAGTTTTCAAGGTACTTGTAATGTCCTATAGGAGTCGGATGGTAATCTGCTGTTTGCCCGTTGCCTCCCCATCCTCGTATCGGAGTCTGAGGCCAAACACCGTTATATACTGATTGAAGAATATCAGGCTTTACACTTTTTATAGTTTCTTTATAATGTTCTAAAACATCTTTAAATACATCTTCTTTGCGATCATCTAAAACTACCTGATCTGTAAACTTACACATTGATAGCATGTCGCTGTCACATGTAAGATTTTTTAGATATTGTCTAGTAAGTTCAACTAGTGCTAAATCTCTTATTAAATATCCTCTCGTGTCTGCCCATTTGTGTACAAAATCCATTTGTATGAAGTCCTGTGTGTAAATGTTTCCCGGCGTTACCCAACTATTCTTATAACGATCTTCTCTACTTACTGAAGACCACATAACTATTACAAGATCATTTTCATTAAATTTGTGTTCTATATTTGCTTCTACTATTCCATTAGAAATGAATAAATTGCCGCCGCCGCTTTTTCCATAATTATAATACTCCGGAATTTCTTGGGATAACATATCTGCCCAGGTTGGCCATTCGTAATTTGTCATACTACATCCAAATACAAATAATCTTTTGTATTGATTAAATGGTTTCATAATATTTCTCCGTTCTAGCAACTGCTTCGTGTATTGCATCAGCATAAAAGTCACTGCGCCTAATTAAATCAAAATTATGCTGTATTGTATCCATACTCTTTTCTAATCTAGCAATTTTGTGAGATTCAGGTAAATCTATCCAATCGTTAATAACTTGTTGTGTTGCATTAAAGCGTTCTAGATTATCCTCTATGTCATTGTATACAGGATCTATTCCACACCAATCTGTTCTAAATCCCATTTGTTCAAGACATCTAAGAGTTCCTTGGCTAGCAAATAGTACAAGCGGATGACCCATTGTAATAGGTTTAAATATCTTTTCAGTAACAAATGCAACATCATCAAAAAATATAGTTTCTGTAATTACTGTAAGCAGACTATTTTTATATATGTCAACGTTATACTGATTAGCAGCATTCGTTTTACTCCAGTCTCCGTCTATAAACTTAGGAAACTCTTTCTTTATATCTTGATAGTCACCTACTAAATTTTCTGTATCTTTATCTCTAAGTGTTATTTCATTGCCGCTTACTATTCCATTATTCAAAACGCCGTCTTTCATTAATCTATATAAGTGTGCGCCACGCTGGGGACGATATACTCTATTCAAACTATTATAATCTTTGCTATTTGGATTTGCCATAGCATACTTTATAACAGGACTAGTAGGTAAATTTGCATCTACGAATATGTTTCCAAAGTGATTACTATACATCATATCATACATCTTGTCAACACTTTTGTATTTTCTCCATCTTCGATATTGATGTTCAACCTTTTTATTACCCTGTAGTATTAGAACACTGTCTTTAGGCAATTTAAGTTCTAGTATTGTATTATGTGTTGATAGAAAACAATCCCAATGTTTTGTAACCATAGGACCACCTTCTCTATCAGCATTTAATATTATCCTAAGTTTTCTTTGCTTAACTAATTTAATAATTTTCTTAGGTAAGCATCTTAAGATATGTTTGTGCGGTGTTCCTGTCTCTTTCAAAACTCCAGCCCACCACTGTGGGTCACCCCTTACGTCTATGAAATATATACCAGGTTCGGTATAATCATTTAATTGTGCAACCTGTAACCCTAGTTGACTACACTTATTTTTAATTGGTGCGCCTGGAGCAACTATCCAGTAGTCATTATCCCCTTCAAATGTTAAGTGATTTTGATTACTGTCGTTGTTTGTTAATGTGTCAAAATATACTTTCATTATATTAACCTTTTTAATTCTGGAAATGTTTCTGCAAAATCTTCGTTCCTAATTATATCATAATGTTGTGTATATTTTTTAAATTGTTGTCTTGTTACTTCATTAAACTTAGAATTGTTTATATAACTTACAACACCTTTTAGCATATTGTCAATATGCTTATTATATGTTTTGCTTTGTAGTTTTTCAATAATCTCTGTTTTGAATGTATCATCTAAAACTGATGCTGTGTAATACTCAGGATATTGTATATTATACATTTGAGGGAAATACTCTCCAATATCAAAAAATTCTTCTTCTAACACATAATCAAAAAAGTCTGTTAATGTGTATAAGTTAAAAATACTAATAACAGTATTACTTTGCATTTTAACGTGAGGACATTCTTGTTTTATCTTTTGTATATTGCTTTTTATTAAATTCCAATCTGTACCAGATCTAATATATTCTGCTCTGCTACCATAATGATCTAAACTTGCGCCTATATGTACCGTATCAAAGTGTTTCCATAGCTCTAAAACGCTCTTAGACTTATACTTTAGTACACTACAGTTACTATTATACTCTAACTTAACATTTGTTTTACCTATAGAAATCAAGTGTTCTAGTATATCGTAGTGTTTATCTGTTAGTAAAGGTTCGCCGCCTGCAAAGTAAAATGTTTCAATGTCTTTAAAATATGGAAGAAATTGATTATACAACTTATCGTTGTCATTACCATCTGCTAAAATAAAGATAGGATTCTTTTTACCTTGTGTGTTATCTTCCTGTGCCCATGTGCTAGAGTATGTACTACTGCAACTACGACATTTAAAGTTACAGATGTTACTCCAGCGTACATCAAAATGTTTAAGATGCATTACTGGTAGCGTTCCATCATTTTCTGTGTGTGCTATTAAGCCAGTAGTATCACCATAGTATGGATTACGATTAGCATGTATTCTTGGACTTTCAGCGCCGCTGTCTTCTATGTTATAACATGCTTGACATTCTACGCAACGTTTACCTTCAAGCATATCTTTACGCATTTGCTTGTAAGAATTATTGTTCCAAATTTCCTTAATTGTATGTTGTCTTACATTCCCTAAAGGCTCATTAATCTCACCAACACAACAAGGTAGGACTGATCCATCTGGATTTACATACATGTGTAACCAAGGAAAAATACAAAATGTATTACTGGGCGCAGTCAAAATAAAACTCTTCTAGTTCAGGAAATGTTTCAACAAAGTTTGTTCCTCTACGCTTATCATATTCTGTAAACCAACTAAAAAAATCTCTCCGGCCTTCTTGTACACGCTCTGGAGTATAATTTGTGCTAGCCATGTAATCAACTACACGTCTAAACTTCTCATATTCAAGTATACTAAATTTGTGTTTGTCTGCATCATCTAAATTTTCTGCTATAAATTGTAGGTGCTGTTTCATATAAGGCACAAATATATCTTTAGGAAGTATATTCATATCATATTGTAATGGTTCTTTTAAGTAAGGTGTATCAAATCTAATACGTTGCCATTTGGTTTGATTATCAGTATTGTACTTTATACGCCATTCCAGAATCTTTTTTAATAGTTTACTAAAATTAGTTACGGTTAATATATTAAACGTAATCATAAAAGTTAACGGCATATTAGTCTTTGTCATGTAAGTATCTAAGTTCTTTTCCCATAGTTCTAAATTTAAACCTGTTCTAATATACTCTGCTTGTACTCCCCATGTATCAATACTAGTAAAAATTTTAAAGTCTTTTATACATCCGTTCTTAACTAAACTGTTTACTTTATCAGTAAATCTTTCAATAAGGATAGGCTTTACACCTAGGTTAGTATTAATGTTTAGTTCTAATTCAGGACATGGATTCTTTTCTAACTCGTCGAACATACGCCACGTGCTTTGCTGTAGTAAAGGTTCGCCTCCAGTAATACGCAAAATTGTAAGTGTCTTACGCAGTTCGGGCCACCATTTCCACCAAGCCTTGACATATGGATTAGTTTCTTCATCTTTGTGTATTTCAAACCAGTCGATATCATTCCTATGATTTCTTACCATACTATAAGGACCATGTTTTTCAATCTCTTTATAGTAACTACTAGAATGTTTAGGATGACAATATCCGCATTTAAAATTACACTCATTACCAAAACTAACTTCTACATATTGCGGATTAACATCTGCCATTGGATTTTGCTTAATATCATTAAAACGTTTTGGTGTATGTATGCTTGCATTACGTTCTTTACGATCACTAATGTAATCTTTACCCATACATTCAACATTCCAACAATAGTTACAACCGCTGGGTTTCTCTCCGTTTATCATAGCCTGCCTTTCGGCTTTCTTTTGAGGTGTATTATGCAATAGACTAGGATTTTCTTCTAGTCCTTCTAGCGGAATTTTATGTGGAGCAGGATGATAACAACTGTGTGTTTCTCCTGTTCCTAAATATATAGTGGTGTGATGCCATTTAGCCAAGCAGAAGGTAGGCGATATCTCGTCCATGATAGGTATGAATTTTTCTATCCTATCCTTATCCTGCATTAAACTGCTCCTTTAACCAATCAAAGTCATTTATTAATCTAAGAGCATCTGGGTCAGCACTATTAGTCTCACCATATTTCCTGCCAGCAAGAGCTCCTTGAATAGCACAATCGCCAAACGGACGGTCTTTTCCATATTCTGAACACCACCTAGCCAACCGTTCGTTAGTTTCCTGTTCGTTTTGTGCTCTTATAGTTTTACTTGCTAACTTACAGCATTCTCTAAATGCACCTTTCCACGCTTCAAACTCATTTGTATTAAATGCTGTTATGTTAGAAAGTTCGTTAACGGCTTTAAATTTATTGCTAATACTAGTAGTCATGTCTGGTTTAGACATGTCCATGTCTAAAGTCATCTGCGTTGGTAATAATTTAACGCCACCGTATCCGTACTCTAAATCATTTACTGGATTAATACTACGCCATACATGCACAGTATACATTTCCGGGTCTTGGTAATCAAAATTAAATTCTTCAACTATGTGTGCATCGCCATCTACTACCCAGAACATATCACTTTCAACAATTTTTGCTGCTTCTAAATGTGCTTGATGAATTCCTTTTACGTTTGAAATTCTTTTTGCTCTTGGGAATCTACTTTTTAAACGCTGCCAATTTTTATCTGCATAAGGTTCATAGTAAGAAATAAACACAATATCAAAACTACTTCCTATACTCCTAGGATCGCTGGCTACTATATCTATTTCTTTTTTGTTAATAAAGAATCGGAACTTGAATTCTTTGTTAGATGCTGGAGCATTCTTAGGCATAAGGGTAACACCATTAAAGTGATTGCCATTTTTGAATACATGAACGTATTCTAGGTCCCATTCAGTAGCACGATATTCAAAGTCAAAATCATCTTTTACTTTCATATCATCCCAGACTACCCAAAACATTCTGGTTAATGTCTTTTGCTTTATTTGATCTAGAGATTCAACATCTTCAATCAGTTGAGCATTAGAGAATCTAGACTTAAACTCTTGCCAGTGTTCTGCTTTGCCTTGACTGACATAAAATAAATCATAAATCATCTGTAGTCCTATAATACGTTTTTGCTAGATCAATAGTTTGCTCATATAAGTTTAACACATATTTGCTCATAGATTCATCTAGGTATGGATAATTAAAACCAAGTTGGTTTTTTAATTCGGTTCCTAAACGTTTTACTTCTTGTTCTAATCCAACACCATCTTCATATTGTTTACATTGCTCATTGTATAATTCACGTAGTGATTCAAAATCTCTTACTTGTATATGATCCCAATCTGTGCAATTTGTAAGATATGTTCCTAGTCTTGCACCATAAACTGCAAATAGTCCATTTTCAACATGACTGCCAATTGTACTCCATATTCCTAGTCTATGTATGTTGTGCCACCATATATGCTTTTCAATTTCTTGTGGTGGAACTTTTAATCCGTTGTCTAGTGTCATCTTAACACCTTCTCTAAATCCTGCACGCCATGCCATAAACGGATTGTAATTAATTACAGTATCGCTAAAAGTCTTTGGAAAGTTTCTGTATCCTGTTTCCCAACAGAAATCTACCTGAGCTCTATCACTATCAGCGTTCTCGTGAGTTTTCATATTTTTAACATGCTCAACATTCCACAGTTTTAATCCACCGTTGCCGTATCTTAAACCATTTACGTTATTCCTACCGCACCAACTGTATGCTTTTATATCCGGATTGTCCATATCTATTTCAATATCAAAAAATTGTGGATACACAATATTGTCAGCATCTACAGTTAGTACCCATTCACTTTCTGATTGTTCTGCCGCTGCTTTATGTGCATGGTCCGAACCTTTTACACCGTGTATACGTTTTGCCCATGGAACTTTATTACATAGATCTGCATAATGAAGATCTGCATTAGGTTCATCATAACTTAAAAAGAATACATCAAACTCAATTACCCGTTTCATCTTTCCTCAATCATATAGTTTTTAAATAAGCGTCTTGTATATACGCTAAAGAATCTGTTTATATTAAGTTGTTTAAGTTCAACTTTGTTACCAATCAGATCATTAATTGTTACGCTAAAATTATCAGTTACAATATTAGGATCATTATATTCTGTAATTGTAAAATCAAGTTGTGTTTCACCATTCCAAAACATTTTTCTTTTTACAACATCAATTCCTTTTTGTTGTTTGTATGTTCCACCAAATTCTTCACTAAGTTCTACAGACAATATATTTGTTTTAGCATTGTGTTCTAAATAGATGTCTGGTTTTTTAATCTCTGAATATTTTCTAACAATAATTCTATGTAGTACATCATCTATTTTATACAAATCTCTTCTTTCAACAATTTCTAATTCGCCTTGGTCAGGATCGATAAAACATTTACTCATACTAATTTCGCTAGATATAATTTTTTCAGCAATATCTGCTTCAAGAGGTATAACATTTTCAAACTCTTTTTCGTTTACAGTATGATCTGGACCTACAGATAACACACGACCTGTTTCAATATCAAATGCTGCATTATATATCACAGGCTTATGCTTGTAATTTGCAATCCATTCGTCGAAATCAGGAATTTCTATTTGTTTTTCTGCCATGCTATTTCCTCCAAAATGTTCACTGTCTCAAGTGTAACTGTTTCTTTATTAACATAATGAACTATATCGGTTTGTTCAAAGTTACCAAGTTTTAATTTTCCTTGTTTGTTTAAATAAAATCCTATATGATCGTAGCAATCATCTGCACCGTATGGCCAATTCTGTATCATGCCCTTCATGTGTACTACTCTAGGAAATTCTAAAGGATATGCAATCTCATCAGTAATATCTAATATTTTTGATGCTAGTGCAAACGCTTCATCTGTACCTACAATATTTGGTTTGTGTTTTGCTAAAAAATTATTAGCATACAATTCAGGGTTTTTAATAATTTGTCTTTGTAAATTAAAAAACTCTTTTGCCATTGAACTGTTTTTAACAAAGAATGTATAGAAAGAATATAAATTAGGTAATTCATTTGCTGTAAAGCATTTTCTATAGTAATCGCCAGTAACTATATCACCTCTATATGTATATGCTTTATTTGCAATATATAATTCACTATTCTTAATAAAGTATTCTGCCCAGTGACTGTAATCTCTTAAGAATAACATGTCTGCATCTAAACAAATAGTAGTATCCCATGGAGTAAGTTCATCCATATATGATCTACCATCCCAGTGTACTGCGCCGTCCCATTCTATTATTTCATCAAATACCCAGGTTGATGTATAACCTTCTATCCTTGTTTTATCATTTATAACTAATGCTACTTTATCAAAGCCTTCTTTCTGTGTGTTCTTAATACTTAATGCAAGAGTATATGCTAATTTAGCATAGTTAGATGTATCAGTATCGTTAACAATAATTAAATATCCAAACGTCATTGTGCCAACTCCATAAGGTTATCATAGTTTCTCATAATACTAAACTTATTCATTACATGCACATCTTTATTACTAACGCTAGTAGCAACATAATTATCACTGTTATTTTGCGCAATTAAAAATTTTAATTTTCCTTTAGAAACATCAACTAACATATCTTTGTCTGCTGTTGAAAAAATATCAGGCAAGTTAGGTTCATCTGTCTTTTGATAGCCATTCATTATGTGTCTTGCAATACTAAATGCAATATCGTTTCTAAAAATAATTGGATTAAATCTATAGATATCGCTGTACATTTTATATTTTTCTTTTACATGTGCCACTAAGTCAAAAAATATTTTAGTAGTTTCATTCTTTGTAAACATTACAGTAGTTGCCCATAACATTTCTATACCTGTTTCAGAAATATGTGTATCAAGATATCCTACTCTTTCAGAGCCTTGTATATCATTATACTTAGAACTTATTAATAAATCTTCATTAACTTCCCAATAATTAGATAATGTGTCTGTCAAAGTAAGGTAGTCACTATCTATCATTAAAGTTCTATCGTACGGTGTTAAATCCCAAACACTACATCTATTACCATTAGTGAAAGGAGCATGCACCCTATTTTTTCCGTCATTGTAATTTTTTACATTATTTGTATCGTCTGGTCTTTCTGTTATAATAATATTATCGAATGTTTCAGTTACTGTTTTTTCAATATTAGACTCTTTCATCCAATCAATTGTAGATGGATCAGTAACTAGTGATACAGGAACTTGTAAATTTTTGTTTGCTAATTTTGCCGCAAGTATGCTCATGCGGATATAATCAATCTGCCGATTATTGTGAGCAAATATTATTACACCTTTGCTCATTAAACTTCCAATAATGTTTCTACAGATCTTGCCTTTTTAATTTTTTGGTATTCTTCCAAATATGTAAAGGTTGCTGAAAAGTATCTATCAAATACTTCATCTCTAAATTTTGTTAAATCTTCAATTAATATTGGATTGTCGTTCGTATCAAGTAGAACTACATTTTCTCTTCTAGATTTAAAAATTAACATTTCAACAAAGTTTAATAATGATCTGTCAATTTTAAATATGCCGCCATTAACTCCGTAGGTTAACTGTGCGTCAATTTTTTCTTTTAGTGTTTTCCTTTGGATAGCAAATGATTGTCTGTAATTAGCAAACTCAAGTGCTTTATCTAATTGTTCCTGCATAATATCTCCTATTTATTATAGTAGCATATTATTTATCGGTATTTGTGTTGGTGGGGAAAATTTATTAGTTTACAATTGTTCCGATTGTAACAGTAGGTGTTAATACTTCAAAGTTTCCAGAGGCTGTTGGTTCCAAAACGCCTGATGCTTTGACTGTTTGTACTGTGAGTGAAATAGTACCATCTACTGTATCCGGTCCTAGTACTCCTGATTGTACAGGAGTTCCTGAATCTGAGTCTCCTCCAAGTGGAAAGTGATTGTCAAGCCAATATAGAAAGAATCTTAATTTTCTTGAAGCGCCTGCACTGTTACTAGATACTGTGGGTGTATCATTCGTTTGTACTGTAATCTTAAATTCATTCAATGCATAAGGACTTGATGCAGTAGAAGTACTCCATGTATCTGCTGTGTTTCTTGCTCTGAACCAATTTTGTCCATTAGATGGTGTTGTTCCTGTTCCTGGGGTATTGGCTCCAAATATTCTTGTACCAGCAGTACTTAATAAAGTTGTCCAACTTGTATTTTGTGCAGATGAACTTCCGCCTGTTCTTGTACTTGTAAATTGTATACTGCCGCCTGCGTTAAAAAAGTGTCTTGCTTGTTCACTAGTAGTCCATTCAACATCAACTTGGCATGATAATTGTGGCGACGGTGAACCTAAAGGTGCTGATGAACCCCATGCACTACTAAAATTTGTTGTTCCGTGATTTACTGTTACACGTTGTCCACTAACTGCTAATGCTAGTCTGTTTGTACTTATAGAATTTACTACACTTGCCCAATAACTTATAGGTGCAGCATCTGGTGGTGCACTATCAAACCTTACTGTTGCGCCAATTGTTTGTGCATCTACATCAGGTGGTAAACTATTAAATAAATGTTGATAAGCGTTAATTATATCAAAACGTAGTGCTGCGTATTCGTTTACAGTAACTGAATTTGATTCATCAACTTGGTTGCTTAGAACAGGCTGTCCATATCCAAAATTACTAGTACCTGTACCCAAGATAGTATTAATATCACTTTGGACACTGTTATAGTCAACTTTTCTAATTTTTTGGTTTACACCTGCCATTTTTTACCTCACAAGTATTTATAATAGCAGTATTAGGCTACACTAATTGCTGATACAGTAGTACTACTTGGACCATTCACTGTAAAAGTACCTGATGGTGCTAATATTCCTGCTGCTTGTATTTTGTTTACATCGATTGTTAATTTACCGTCTACCAAATCACCTGGAGGTGGTGATCCTGGATCTACATATGTATCTGCTAGATTTACTTGTATTACTACCTGGGTGGCTGTCCCTGCACTATTATTTGCAACATCGCATTTTGCTTTCAGATTGTATGTGTTGCCACTATACGGAGTGCTTGCTGCCTTTGAAAAATATGTTTGATATGAATTAGTTAATGTGTAATATCCTGTTGCTGCTATCAAATCGCCTGCAAAATCTTGTGGTGCAATTGAAGATAAAACAGTTGACCAAGCATTTGCTTGTGCTGTAGTTCCATTTACATGACTTGTTTCTACTCTGATTGCTCCGCCACTATTAAAAAAGTGTCTACCATCTTCTGCAGATGCAAAATCAATTGTAATAGTACAAGTTGCTGTGCTACTCCAAGTTGCTGTTGTTAGTTTAGTATCAATTGAAGTTTGAGAAAATTGTCCTGTAGCAACGTCAAATCTATTGTTTCTTAATAAGTCAGCAAAATAATCGTAGTTTTGATATGCACCACTTGCATCATCATTTATAGTATCTCCTGTACTAACAGTAATTGCACTTGGATTATTACCTGTTTGATGAACGTAAGCATTTACAATATCAAATCTTACAGCATCCCATTGAGACTTTTGAATGATTGTTCCTGATGTAATAGCAGAACTATAAACTGTTTGGCCATAGCCAAAAGTTGTAGCACCTGTACCTAGGACATCAGTAATTTTTTGTCTGATTGTGTTTATGTCACTGGCTCTGATGTTGGCCATTATAAAACTACCGCTTCAACTTTTTTAACGCCTACTTCAGTACTACTTTCTAATGCTATTCCAAAAACGTCTGCACTACTTGCTGATGATTTAGCACACCCATTATCAGTTGCAACTAATCTATCGCCTTTGTTTACTGCACCTATAACATTAACTTGTAATCTACCTTTTAGTGCAACAAATTGTCCGCCTGCTAAATGTGCATTCATCATATATGCTGGACTTGGAGATATAACACCTAATGCTCTATCGCCTTCTTTAGCGGCTGTTACTTCTTGTGGTCCGCCAACACTGACAACTGTTCCATCTTCATAATTTTTATCTGTTAAATATTTTTCTGCTAGGTCAGCGTATCTTGCTGAAGTTGCAGTTCCCTCAAATAATACAGCCTCTAAGTTACCTGAACTATCTCTTGCTGCTACTGTGCTTGCTACTGGATCTGTATCAGCAACTCTATAAGTACCATCAACAGCAAGTTTATCTGCGTTGTCTGCTATACCTATAAATTGATTTGCTGTGATATCTCCATTTACATCTCTAACTGGAATACTTGGCACTAATGGACTAGGTATTCCAATTGACGGAGCAATATTGTTAAGGTTGTTTGCATTGGAAGCAGTTCCTGTTACGTTACCACTTACGTTACCAACTAGTGTTCCTACAAGTTGTGCACCTGTATAACCAATTTCTTTAGTTGATGCATTAATCATTACCTGTGTGTCATTAGCAATTACATTTCCTTTAACTGTACCTGTAACGTCACCTGTAACATTACCTGTTAAATTTGCTGTAATAGTTTGTGCATAAATGTCTTTCCATTTATACGTAGACTCACCTAAATCAAATGTTGCACTTGTACCTGGACGTAAAGATGATAAAGTTACTTGTACAGTTTTATAATCAACACCGCCATCTGTAACAACTAAGTCAATTGGGTTTCCTAACAAACTATTAATTCTAGGTTCGTCAGCACTGTTTACAAATATATGTAAATCTCTTTGGTCTCCAACTTTAAATCCTGGATCATCATAAAGCACAGTACTTGTAAATTCAACTGTACCTTTAGTAATATAATCGCTTGCCTGTAATCCGCCAAGTCTTAGTGCATTTGAAGATGTACCCCAATACACATAATCACTTGCACTGATTCCGTTTGTATCTGTATTTGCAAGTGTCAGTCCTTTTTTGATTGCTGTAAAATCATCAATTGGATTTACTGAACTGTTTAATGTAAATGCTGTTTGTGATGCAATGGCAACAGTTTTTCCACCTGCTAAAACTTTAAGTATAGAATGGTTTGCATTGCCGCTGTCTTTGACAACTTGTGCTGCAACACCACTTGTACCTAAGTCTGGACTTGCTTCAGGACCTATTAAAATAAATGAACCGCCATCATAAGCATACATTTGTTTTGCTGATGTATCCCACCAAAAATCACCTATGCCTAATCCGCCTGGAGCAGTTGCACTTATTTCAGCACCTGATGCTGATTTAAATTTTGTGCCATCGTAAAATTTTAATTTTTTGTTTCCGCTATCATACCAAACCTGTCCTTCAATTGCTTTAGGAGGAGCAGTAGTATTGGCAAAGTTTTCAAGTATGTGTAAGAAATTTTCGTTTTGTACTTCACCATATCCAGCATAATTTTTACCAACAAATCTTAAATCTGTGGTTGTATCAATAGTACCATCCGCTACAGATGTTAAAAAAGTTCCGTTAAATTTATCTACTTGATATGCCATGTATTTTTCCTAGTTTGTAACTATATTTATTCAATATCAACAACTCTCTGGGCTGCTGCTTCTCGTTGATTTTCAAGTTCCGTGTATTGTTCTTCAGTTAAAGTTGTAGCAATACCAAGGTGTTTTTGCCTAATATGACGTAATACCTTCCAGTCTGTTGAATTTAAAAATTCTCTCTCTTGACCATTAGATTCAATTGTGTTTTCACGTCTAGTAACCTGTTCTGTTTTGAGTGTAACACTCTGCGTTGGAACATCAAAAATATGTGTTCCTGCTTCTAGTTGATCAGCCTTTTCATCAGTTATTTCAACAACAGTTACACCTGATGGTACTTCAGGTTCATAACTCATTAATGATGTTACTTCGCCGGCTTCTATACAGATATATTTCATATTAACCCCATACTCCTAAGTAATTAGCCGCAGGTGTGCTTCTTTGTTCTGTGTTTTGTACGTATACTCTTATTCTATCACTCAAATATGTGTATGTACATCTTAAACTATCATTGCCATCTACACCACCTGCATAATGAATAGTTCTTATTGATGGAATAAATGCTATTAAGTTGCTCATAGATTTTCCTGACGGTGGATACACATCAAAGTAGTTAGATCCATTATTAAAACTACCTACTTGGTTAGTGTAACCTACTGCTGACGATGATCCTGAAACAATTGTATATCCAGAACTAGCATCAACATACTGTTTTGTAGCAGCATGCATTGAACTTGTAGGATCTGCTGACAGTGTTAACTTACCTGTCATTGTGCTGCCTGCTTTAGCAACTGCGTTTGGATCTGTTGCTGTTACTGTGATGTTGCCACTGTTATCAAATACAACACCGTTAATTGTTCTGCTACCGCTTAGTGTATTTGCTGTTGTTGCTGTTGTTGCATTTCCTGATAATGATGCAGTAATTGTACCTGCTGCAAAATTTCCGCTGCTATCTCTTGCTACAACCTTACTAGCAGTGTTTGCTGTGGCTGCATCAACTGCCCAAGTTTGTGTTGACAATCCATCGTAATTACTTCCTGTGATATAATTGCCTGGAATAATCTCTGCTAAACTAGGTGCACCCCATTGTACTGCTGTACCTGTGGATTTAAGCACTTGGTTAGCCGCTCCGATAGGAAGCAACGCAGTTGCGCCAGACGCAGTCTGGTAAGCAACGGAGCCTGCGGCTCCGCCAGCGATGTTAGTAGCGGTTGTTGCCGAAGTGGCTGTATCTGCATTACCAACTAACGCACCATTGAATGTGTTTGCGTGAACATTGTCAAATCTTTTAGTACTTTTACCAAGGTCTAGTGCTTCATCTACATTAGGAATAATTGCACCTTTTGGTCCATATCCTGATGATACTGAACTATCTGGTGAGATTAAATCAACTACTGAAGTGTCTGTGCCATCGTCTGCAATTAATCTCATTAAACGTGTTGCTGTTGTAGTTGAGCCAGCACCGCCTGCTGCAATTGTATGGTTAGTGCTTACAGTAATTGTACCGTTTACTACTAGACTTGTAAGTGCGCCTACGCTTTCTAATTGAGAAGTTACAACGTTTGCTGCAAGTGCAGTATCAGTAAGTGTTCTTGCACTTGCTGGAACTGTTACATCAGTAAGTCCATCAAAAGGTACACCGTTAATATCTCTTGCTGTTCTTAATTTTGTTGCACTAAACGCATTACCTGTTAGAGTTGCGCCTATAAATGTATTTGCTTCAACTATATCAAATCTTGATGTGCCTGAGGCTGCTGTTACGTTACCTGTTACATTGCCTTCTAGATCAGCAGTTATCAAACCTGCACTGAAACCTCCACTGGAGTTTCTTGCTACAACTTTTCCTATTGTATTTACTGACGTTGCATCAACTGACCAATTTGTTGTTGCACTTCCGTTAAAGTCATTACCTGCAATATAGTTACCTGCAGTTAGGTTGTGTGTTGTAGGAGCAGTAATATCAATATTTTGTGTTCCGTCAAATCCTACACCGTTTATCTGTCTAACAGTTTTAAGTGCTGTAGCAGTATCTGCATTTCCTTTTAATGCACCGTTGACAAAATATGCAGAACTTAATGTAATTCCTGTGTCAACTGTAGTAAATCCTGTAATTGCTGCACTAGAATCTATTGTAAATGTATTTGTTGATACTATACCAACTGCGATGTCAGCAACAGTAATTATTATTACTGGATAATCTGTACCTGTATCTGCTCTAAGTGTAGTACTTCTTGCTCTAGTAACTCCGAATCCTTCTGCTGTTTCTGGACCTATAAATACCCAACTTGTTCCGTTGTATGTGTATAACGTGTTTGATCCTGACTTGTACCAAAACGCTCCTGCTTGTGGGTCAACTGGTGCTGTTGCTGAAATAGTTGCTGCACCAACTTCTGACCATTTAGTTCCGTCGTATATCTTAAGAACAGGTCCTGTTGTGTCCCACCATAACTGGCCGCTTAGTGGTTTGTTTGGAGCAGTAGTGTTAGAAAAATTTTCTAATAAAAATAAGAAGTTTTCGTTTTGGATTTCTCCATACCCGATATAGTTTCTACCAACTAGTGTTAAACTAGAAGTAGTATCAAGTGTAGAGTCTTGCAACGTTGTAAACGCTGTTCCATCACTTCTGTTAATTACGTATGCCATATTCGCTCCTGATTACCTATGGTAATGACACTTCAGACACAAACGACCATGCACCTGCTACAAGTGAAAAAGTTTTAATAACTCTCAAAGTTGTAACTGCTGGTGCAGCAACTGTCGCTGTGCTAAATGCAAGTTGTTGTAAGGCAGATGCTGATCCGCCGCTTGTTAAATCAAAGTCATCTCGTGTTTCTGATCTTAATGGATTAATTTCTAAACTTGTTGTACTGTTTTGTAATGATGTACATAATATTCTTGCAAGTGTACCATTTCTAAAATCTGCAGGTGGTGCTAATTGTGTTAGTATTGTACCTGAAATATAACTGTTAGGTTTACCATCCGATAAGTCCATGCTAAATGCAAGACTTCTAGTTTCAATAGTGTTATCAACATATTCTTTTGTTGCAGAATCTTGTGCACCTGTTGGATCTGCAAGTCCAGTAATTCTAGGTGATCCTATCAATGCAAGATTACCTGTTCCGTTTGGTGCTATTTCTAAATCACTATCGGTAGTTAATGTTGTAATTCTTGGTTTACTACTACCACTATCAGTTTCTAGTTTAAAGTCTGCTGTTGGTGGACTAGCACCAATGTTAACAACGTTCTGTGTACCAAAGGAAGTAACACCTGGAATAGCAGTAATACCTGTACCTAGGCTTGTTCCATTAAGAACTGTAACCCCATCAATCTTAAATGCTTTTCCTACAGCAAGATTGATATGTTCTGAACTTGTCCATGCTTGTGCTGCAAGAGCTGGTGTTCTTGCTGTTGCTGTTAAACCTAAATTACTCCAAAGCAACACATGATCTATATTTCCTGCAGGTCCTTTGAGTACTATACCGCCACCATCAGCAACTGTATCTGAATTTGTTGCAGTATCTCCGGTATTTGCTAATTCAATCTGTTTGTTTTCAACTACTAGGTTTTGTGTATTAAGAGCAGTGATGTCACCATCTTCAATTGTTAACTGTCCTCTAATAGTTGTATTACCTTTTATTTCAACACTTCCGCCAAATACTGTTTCACTGCTTGTGAAATCTTCATAGAAACTTATTTTTCTAGCAAGAGAATTAACTTCAATTGCTTCTTCTTGAATAATACCTTTTCTTACATTAAAAGTTATTCCTTTATCTGATGCTGTATTACTAAAGAACAAGTTACCATCAGTAACTGTAATGTTACCTTGGTCACCTGCACCAAATACAATTCCTAAATCTGAATTGATTCTAATTTGTCCTGCAAACTGATTTGAAGTATCACGTCTTGCATATGTAGTAGCATCAACATTACCTAGTTTATCAGAGTTCGTTGTAGTTACATCGAATTTCATGTTTGCAAGTGTACCTTGATTAAACCCAGGGTTTATACTTCCAGTAAATCCTTCAATAGCATTCTTAGGTGTAAACGAATCTTTAGAAAATATTCCTAATAAAATTCCGTTGTTGTATAAACTTGTAATTACACGTGTCTGGTTAAGTGAGTCTAGTACACTTGTAACTTTAATTCCGCTTAATCCTTGTAATTCAGAATAATCAGGACCTAAAAGTATAATATTAGCACCATCAAAAAAGTATAACTGCTTGTCTGTATCATTAAACCATAAGTCGCCAACACCTAGTGTTGTAGGCTGGGCGTTACTAATTGTTGCAGAACTTACTGGTACAAATGCTGTACCACTATATACTTTTAATTTATTTTCTGTACCGTCAAACCATATTTGTCCTTTGATAGGATTACTAGGCGGTGTTGTACTTGAAAAGTTTTCAAGTAATTTTACAAAATTTTCATTTAGTGATTCGCCAAATCCACTATAGTTTTTACCTATAAGTGTTAGATCAGTGGATAGCGTATCTATCTGGCCGTCAGCAACTGTTGCTACAATTGTTCCGTCTGTTTTATTAACTTGATATGCCATTCTTAGTTCCTATGTCGTTGTAAATGCAGGCGGACCTGATCTAATTATATAATTTATTGTCAAGTATGGATTCATAATACCAACTGGTGAACTTAAAGTAGTTCCTGTAGGAGTTTTAATTGGTCCTGAGTCTGGAAGATACTGTGCTTCACCTGGGTTATTTGGTCCTCTACCTGATGTTGAACTTACAGTTGGTGCAGTATCAACTCTTACCGCAGCAAATTGTTCTCCATCTGCAACCATACTGTGTGTATGATCTGGTAAGTTAGAAAGGCCTAATGTAACAGAACTACTTCCGCTTGATGCTGAAAGTGTTTCTGGTTCAGTACCACTAATTCTTGCAGGAACCGGTGAACCGCCGCCGTTATCAACAAACCCGCCTACGTCATTTGGTACAGTAATATTGTTGTCCATGTTATGACGTCCAAGAGCAAATCTACCTCTTAGGTCTGGAACTCTAAAAGTTTTTCCTACGGCACCATTTAATGCGGCTGATCCGTTATAAGTAGTTCCTATAATATCATAAAGTGCTCTGAACTTTGCAATTTCAACTTCACCACCATCGCAAAGTAGGAAACCATATGGAACATTAGGTCCTGCATATGGAAGTATTCCTGCTAACGGTATGCCTAAATCACCTACAAACGTATCTCTGTCTTGTTTTAAAAGTCCTGTCGATGTGCTTCCTGTTAAAGGATTGGCTCTATAAACAAGTATTTGATCATCTTCACCTGAAACTTTTGGTAATGGTTCATTTTTGCTTGTAATAATATTCGCTGTTAATTGTGTATTAAAAACTTTTGGATCGCCGATACCGTCAAAAGTAAATCCACTTGATACAACATCACCTGCCATTGTAAAATTAGTTACATTTTTTAGGTTTGTTGATGTATTAGCATTTCCTGTAATGTTACCGCTGATAGTACCTTCTATTTCATCAGCAATTACTTTCTTGGCTTTAATGTTATTCCATCTAAGTGCATCAGCACCTAAGTCATAAGTTTCATTAGCATCAGGGTATATATTAGTTGCACTAATTGTTCCTGTTACATTTAATCCTTGTCCTACACGCAATGTTTTCTTAATAGAAACACCGCCTTCTGTTCGTATTGCACCAGTTGACAAGTTAATAGCATCATTTGTATTAGAAAGAATTATACTTCCTGTAACACCTATGTCGCCACCAACGTCTAATGCATTATTAGGAGCAGCAATATTGATGCCAACCTTATCGTCAATAACTCTTAGAATAGTATCAGGAATGCCATTTCTGTTAATCTGTAAATCTATCGAACTACCTGCTGCACTATTATAAATTTTTGATGATGTAGCAGAAGTAGTTAACTGGAAGTTACCATCAATACCAATAGTAATACCTGTATTACTTCTAATATTAAATCCTTGTTCAGTAGTATTAGTAGTATCACTTCTTAAAAATTTTCCTGCTGCAACTTCTACGCCACCGATATTCAATGCATCAGCATTCTTAGCAGTTCCTATAAGTTTAGGAAGTTCTCCTCCTAAGAATATTGTTGAAAATTCTGTTTCTTCTGCAGCGTTTGCCGGTGTTGCAATATTTAAACCTGATTTGATTTGATCAAATCCTTTAATCTCAATTTTTGGTGTAAATGAATCTCTAGATAAAATTACAACCGGTGTGTCTGCAATGTAAAATGTTAAAACGTTTTTGTCAAAGTTGTCTTGGTCAACAATTTTTTCTACTGCTGGTCCATATCTTTTACCATCAATTGAACTTTCGCTAGGTCCAACTAGCAACCATCTACTACCTGTATAAATTCTTAACTGTTGATTTGTTGTGTCAACCCAAAGTTCACCAACTTTGCTAGTTTCTACACTAGGCTCTGTTGGTCCTTTTTGAATGTTTGATGCTGCTTTCCAACTTGTATTATCATATAACTGTAAAACACCGTTTGTTGTGTCGTACCATAGTTGTCCTTCTACAGGATTTACTGGCTGATTTGCACTTGCAAAATTTTCTAATAAAGATAAAAAGTTTTCAGCAATGATTTGTCCGTAACCAGTTACGTTTCTTCCTGGAAAAGTTATACTTGTATCATTACTTGACGTATTATCAAAAACAGTAATTGGGGATTTGTTATCTCTATCCGTAAAATTTACAATATATGGCATTTATTATCCCTCATTAAATCCTGTTAAACTTTGTATTCTAACTGTGTAATCGATTTGAAGTAATCTATTCAGTGATTTTTGAACTGGGTGGAAAATAACATGTGTTAATAGTTTTCCGGCACCTGCAGGATTATATGATTTAATACCTAATTCATCGAAAACAAAGTTACCATCTAAATTTACACTATTATCAAATGCTTCTTGATCGTCTGGCTCACCGTAATCTAGTAAACATGATATAATAATATCACTGTAAGTAGCACCACTAATGTGTCGTACTTCCATCTTGTTTCTAGTTGGATCAGAGTTTGCAATTGCATTCTGGTCTACTATTTTTGTGTATGTTTGATTATATAAACTTGAATTAATACCAACTGTATTTGGAGTAAGATACGTTATTAATCCTGTAGGATCAACTGATGTACCACCACTACCAAAAGCCATTTCATAGATTGTACCTAAACCTTGATTAGATAATGCTTGCACCATTGCAACACTCATGTTTTCATAGTGGATTGCATTCCTTTTATCCTGGAAAACTTCTCCTGATTCAGGATCAAATATCTTAATATGTCCTTCAAAGTGAAACCCACCGGTTTCATTTACCGCTGGTTTTTTGTCTTCTTGTACTTGTTTTTGATTATCTGGCATATTTTTCTCTTCGTGTTTCATAGTGTATTTATTCAGGTAAACTGGTTGTCTTCGCAGCAATGAACTTACTAATTGCTGTATTATTATCTAATAGTGTAACTCCGTTACTTGCAGTAGTTAAACCTTTGTCATACCATGTGTTTCCTGTCCTTTTTATTACAGTTATACGTGTTCCTGCTGCTGGTGCTGTTGTTAACCTTATATAAGGATTAACACCGTCTGCAGCAAATTCTGCTTCTAATTCTTTATCTGCGCCTGGGCTTACTGGTCCAAGAGATTCATCATATACAGTTAACGGTGTTTTACGCAGTCTAGTTCCGCCAACAAACACTTCTACTGTATCACATCTACCGTAATCTGTAGGAATTGTTGTAGCAGTCCATGTACCTACAGCACTCTTAGTTGGTACAAACTCTAACGGTCCTATTAGACTTGAACTTCCATCACTTACAAAATCAGTTCTTTCTTGACTGTCTGTATAAGGAATAACTTCATTTGGTCCAATATCAGCAACACTAGAACCTGCGGCGTGCAGTTCTTTAATTGCTGTGCCATTTACACCTCTACGCAATTGACTGATTGTATTGCCAGTTTTGTTAAGGTATTCTATTCTTTCTCCACGTATCTCAATAACACCTGCAATATTTCTATTTCTCACAGGATTATATAAATTACTACCATCAGTAAGTTCTATCTTATCATCATAATAATTTAAATCTGAAGTTAAAGTAATTTTGCTATCTGTTGCATATCTATTGTATCTGTAAACATTTAGCATGTCTTTGCTTATTTCGTATGAGCTAGGTAGTTTGTAAATATCTGCACCAAATGTTGTAATAGTAATTGTATCATTTTCATCTGAATCAACTTCTAAATACACAACGCCTCTTGGTAATGAGATAGTATAATCTGTATCTCTAACAAGTCTGACTCCGTTTTTGTAAACCCAAACATAAGAAATTCCTAGTGGAGCATACGGAAGTTCGTAATTAACCTTACCACCTGTATTTCTATCACTGTAAATTTCCATACTTGGATATTCGCTAAACCATGTAACTTCTAGTATATCTCCAGGGTTGTAAGATACCGAATCATCAATTACAATTCTGTTTGCACTAATAGAAAATTCAGCACGTAAATCATTTTCAATTTTTATTACGTCGCCTGCATTTAAAGAATCAGTATTAATTGTTAAAAGTTTTGATGTACCATCATAAACATAATCTTGAATAAAAGTTTTAAGTTCACTGTTAATGTATACTTTGATATTTGCAGAAAGTATTGCACCAGATGCTTCTATAGGATCTTGTCCAAGAGTAAATGAATTTGTAACTCCATCATAAACTGAATAAACTGTGTCTGGTCCTTTAAGTTTAATATTATTGATTTCAACTACCATAGATGATACTGAACTTTCTCTAGTTAATTGTACAAAATTATCTAGGTCAACTGTTTTATCAGAAGTAAGTGTTGTTGTTTGTCTGTTTACTCTTACTAATCCTAGTTGTCCACTATCAATATTTTCGCTAGCCTGGAAAGCAACTATTTTAATAATACTATTTTTTGCAGGAATTTGCCCAAACTCTACTAGGCTTCTGCCAACAGTATCAACAGTGTCTGTGCTATCACTAAACACAGCGTCTTTTGCAACACCGTCAACAGTAACAAATATGTTACTTGTTAAACTATATGGTGCGTCTGTAAGATATAATCCTGTTGCTCCATCTGCTGTAAACTCTTGGTAATCTAATAATCCTACACCACCTATTCCGATAGATATAATTTCAATTTTTTTGTCAGCCACAGGTGTAGTAAATTCTACAGTTGTATTTGTAGCAGTATAATCCGTGTTTAATACTTGCTTAATTCCATCTACATAAACCAACAACGAAGTATCTTCAATTATATCTTGTCCTATTTCATATATTGTAGTACTACCGTCACCTGTAAAAATATTTGATTCAAGAGGTGCTGCACCGTTGTTAGTTGTTTGGAATACTTTAATACTTAAATTGTCAAGTACCTGACCTGGTATATTCTCTTCTGGAGAAGGTACTTGATCTGGACCTATGTACTGACCACCTGTAATTTTTATTTCTTCAACTGTTAATCCTGTTGCTGTTGCATATGCGCTGTCTATTGCAGAAAGAGATCCTCCAGTTAAATTGGTATCTACAATATTAGGATCTGTAATTGTTACTGCACCATCGCTATCAATAGGACGGAAAATTAATATGTCTCCGTCATTGGTTGTAACATAGGCTCCTATTTCAATTGTAGTTGTAGAGCCGTCACCTATAAATGTTGGCATTACAGCATTTTTATTTGTCATTGAGGATGAATCATCATCAACACCAAAGTTTGGATCATCTATTCTAATTACAGGAGGATTTTTTACTGATTCACCATACTGTAAATTATCAATAGTTGGTAAAGAACCTTCGCCTGCACGTTTTAGGTAAATGTTTATTTCTTTTCCATCAGCAGGAATATAAGGTAGTGTTATTTCATTGGTGCTACCATCAGCAACAACATAGTAGTCTGCACTACTTTCAACACTATCCCAACTATCACTAAACCAAGGCAATGCGTCCCACCCGCCTGTGACATCAAATGTTGTTCCTTGAATTTGAACTCCACCATAATCTATACCAGTCATTAACTGATTTAATTCTTTACCTTTCATACCGTCAGTTGGATTGTAGTATTTGTTTATTCTATTAACGCTATCAAGTAATTCATCATTTTTAGAATAATTAATTTTGATTACATCACCTATTTGTGGTGCAACATTTAATATTATTCTACCATGTATAAAACTATATCCGTCTACTTTCTTGGTAAAGACTGATACTGTATAATCACTTCCTAAAACTGTTTGATTATTTTTTGTAATACTAATTTTAGTTTTATCAATTGTAGGTGCATATTTTAAATCAAAAACAGATGTTGAACCTGTTGCAGTAAATGTTTGGCTATCAGTAAATGTTGTAAATAACCCTTCTTTTGCAATTCTATCAAATTTTACTTTTAATTCAAAACTTCTAGTTGTGCCTTCACCTAGATATGCAACTGCTACAGCATCGTAAGTTGATGCTCCGTTGCCGCCAACTAAGTTAACTGTAGGTGTTGATGTATAACCTTTACCTTTATTAAGTATACGAACACCTGTAACTTTTCCGCTTGAAACAAATGCTTGTGCAGATGCTCCTGTGCCATTGCCTTCAATTACAACATTCGGTGGACTTGTATATCCACTTCCACCGTTAGCAATAACAATATCTGTTATACTGTAACCTTTATTGTCAAACCATGTTTTCCACGGCTCTTGTGTAACTAGTTGACTATTTTCATTTACTGTAACAATCTTTCCATCATTACTAGAATATACTGCTGGTAAGTCAAAGTCATTTGCTGCTACTCCGTTACCTTCGAGTTGATTATATTTACTTACGTATTCTCTAATCGTTGTTCTGTAAGGTTTTACTTCTTCAATATATTTCTGGAAACTTTCAAGATTATCGTTACTGTAATTAGGAACGACTTTCAAGTTTCCGACGTTATGAGTTGCTTTTAAGAAACTAGTTTTGAATAGCCAATCTACATAAACTTGTTCATGTAACACATATCTTATACTGTTGAAGAAAGTTTTATTCCATTCAACTTTATTATCACCTATAAATATATTATCTTTAATTGCTGTGAATACATTTCTTAATTCTACAGTAGGTTCTAAATCATACAATCCTGTATCAAAGTTAACTGTATTATCATATCCAATACCGGAGACTTGTAAATTATATAAATTTTCTGATAATTTAATTGTACCTTGTCTTCTACCAACTAATGTATAATTACCTAAAGGTAAATCACTAGTGTCTGTCTCTTTCTTAAATACAGCCCAACTGCCTGAGCCGTATTCTTTAATTCTTATTAAATCACCAACGGCTACTTGGATTGATGGCTCTTCAGAAGTATCTAATATTTCTTTAGTAACTCTAGTTGTTTCGCTGTAGCCTGTTTTCCACCAATCAATGTAAGTCCAATATTTTTTCGTATCAAAGGCTTGAGATGCACTTCTGTAAAATGTTTTCCTAATATCATCCCATGCATATATTGACCAATAATTTGCTGCTGTAGAATCGCTAACAACAAGTACACTAAACTGTCTTACAACAGGATTCACATAGGTATAATTTTTTCCGCTGTTAACAACGACTGCTTGTACAATTCTACCTTGATTGTCAATGTGTGTTACTACTTCGGCACCAACTCCGTCACCTTGTAATACAACTGCTGGTCCAGGATATACTCCAGGTGCTTCAGTTGAAAATAATTGTTGTGGCTTGTAACCAAACCCAGGATCAACAATGTTAATAGAAGTTATTTCGTTGTCTACAATATTAGCAGATAGTTTAGCCTGTTTTACTCTAACAGTACCTACATTTTCTAGATCTACAATACTGTCAACTTTTACATCATATAGATATAAAACTTCTGCAGGTTGTGGATCAACAAGATTTAAATTAGTAAAATCTATTGTGTTTGCAAATGCTTCTTTAACTAATATTGCATTTACACTTTCAACTGTTTGTTTTAATATTTGTTTTCTATTTACAAACATACTTTGTCTTGGACGGAAACTTAAACCATATTTTTGTTTGGCTGGCAAGTTGGTATCAGGAACTCTATTTCCTTGTATGTCGTAACCAACTAAACTGTCAATCCATTTCTTTTCAAGTTTACTATTAGGAACACTATTTTCATCGCCTTCAGTAAGTAATAAAAATTCTTTGTGTGCTACATTATTATTGCTGCCTGTATTATAATATTCGAGATTTAATATGGAAATATTATCTGAAACTATATTTTTGTAATTGTAGAAGAAGATTTTATCTGCATCTGCAAGTGCAATATATGTATTACCTAATGTTGACGGATTATTAATTAATGATGCTACTTCTCCAGCACTAATCTGTCTGCCTAATATATTTTCTGGAACTGTAACTTTGTTTTTCACCCAGAAGTAATATTTTGTTTCAGTTACTAATCCTGTGTTTACATTTAAAAATTCTTTTACACTATAAACAGTATCGTCAGCATATAAAGGCTGTCCTGATACACCTAACTGTAATCCTTCATTTGTATCTGCAAGTACAGACCATTCAGATGGTAAAAGTTTAGATTCAACCCATTCGTAAACATCAATACTAGATCCTTGTACCTGCGCTCCCCAATTTGCAGATCTATATGCAATATCTGCTTGCTCGTAATCTAACCATTTTGCAGTGCTAACATTCCACCATAGTTTTCCAACATTTTTACCAAACCATGCAATTGTATCGTCTACAACAACATCTTCGGTTCCTATATTGTATGTTGCTGGATCATACAATGTTTTATATGTAAGTTCTTTTTCTGCTGCTGCAAGAACTTTTAATTTAGCAGGATCTACTACTTCTAGATCTTGTATTTTTGTGTCGCCATTATCTTTGTAAAGACTAATTCTTTTAATTCTTGATAAATCAATTTTATCTGGTTCTGATCCTATAATTTCAAGACTGTTAACATTAGGGTCTTTTCTAAATAATCTAACCATACCGGCTTCTGGGCCTGTAAAATCTAACGTTGGTCCATGTACTACCGGAGCAATATATTTTGGTGAACCTACAGCAATAATATTATTAGAACAAGATACACTATAACCAAATGACTCGTTAGTGCTTAAATCATCTTCTAATTTTTCTGTTAGTAAATATCTTGTACCTTTTAATTTAAACACATAAACAGCACCACTGTATCCACCGTATGTTGTAAATGATGTGTTTAATTCATCAAATGTTGTTGAACTTGTATCAAATCTTATAGGCAAATTGTAACCGGTATTATTTGCGCCAATTACTACTTGAGCAGCATTAGACGTCATACAAACTGATTGCCCAAAATATTCGTTTGGATATATTCCGTAACTTTCTATTTTTTGTTTTAATCTATAACGTGATGCTGAAGAATCTGATTCGTATTTAAAGATATATGCACTTCCTTGATTTTGAAAGTTTTTATCTGCTTTAGGACTTGTAATAACAAGTGTTGTACCTGACATATCCATGTCAACAGCGTAACCAAACATATCACCTGTGCTAATAATTTCTTCTGCAGGTAAATCACTTATTTCTGCAAGACTTTCAGCAGTTATAGTTTGTTGTAAACTATAAAAGCCTACACTATTTTTAGTATAAACAAAAACTTTACCTACTGATTCAGTAGAACTATCTCCAACGTTCACCCACGGATAACCATCATCAGGTGCCTGATTGTAACTTCTAATAGTGCTGTCTGGACCCACTGCTGTGGCGCCAAGGTTTTCTAATTTGTGATAACCGCCTTGATATTTTACAACATCATTTTCCATGTATTCATAATTAGGTTGCCAGTTACCTTTATAGTTTTGAAAGTATTGTCCGTCTGCTTCTACTGCACCTATTATTAAAGTCGTACCGTCATTATTAAATGCAAGGGAACTACCAAACTTATCACCTTCCTTAATCAACTCTGCAAGTTGATCCGCAGATAATATTCCTGATGCTAGTGTGGACCCGTCATCTTCTATACTAACGCTACTTGGAAGAGATACATTTGTGTTTACTGAATCTAGTTTGATCCAATCATTGCTTTCAATAGATATAGTGCTACCATCGCCTTGATTATCTTCAAGTGCTTTCCATAAGTTACCATTGTAGAATACAATCGATCCTTTAGGATAGTAACTTTCTACAGAAACAGTTCCTGTGCCATCACCTCTACCTGTTGATACAAACTCTAATCCTGGAGTATTAGTTAATGCTCCTAGTGACTGGAAGTCTGTAGTTCCTAATGTTTCAATTGTGTATGTACGGCCTGCAAGTATTTCTGTTGCTGTAAGTGTTCCACCTGGCTGATATATGCCTCTGTAATCTTTGTTCTGAATTAGTTCCCAACCGCCTGCTGTTGTATAATTGTAAAGATAAACTCTACCCTTTGTATCATTCAATCCAGGAGCACTTACCGCCATTGTATACCCTGTGGCTGTTTGTGCTACAGTAATTTTACTACCAAAAAATTTGTCACCGTCTGCTCTTGGGCTTACAAAACTTTCTACATAATTCCATTGTTGAGCACTATAACTATACAGCGAAATCATACCTTGGTTGCCATAACCTTCATTAGATCCGCTTTCTAAAGCATTGATGTTGAATGTTTGTTCCCAGTCTTCTGTATAAACATTAATACTGCTGCCATCGCCTATAATAGTATTTTTTGCTTTCCACAATTGTCCTTCATACAATACAATATCATTAGCAGAATAATTTTTATATGTGCTAAACATACCTTGATAATTTGATGGTACTCCTGATGCATTAGGTGAACCAACAATTAACCATTTGTTGTCTGGTGTCGTTGCAAGTTCTTCTCCATATGTATTTGTGACTGCTGTAGTAAATCCTGTTGATAGTTGCAATAATTGTTTAACTGCTAACCCATCTGAAGTTTCAACATAAACAACAGTAATACCTGAGCCTGGCATTGATGCTATAGTTTGATTCAATGATTCTAAGTATAATACTTTCTTACCAGTATGCTTAGGATCTGTACTTCCATATGCAGTAATCTTTTTAGAACTAAATTGTTTTCTCTTTTCAACAACTTCCCACTTATTGCTTCCGTTATTGTCTATATACAATTTAGATGTTCTATCTAATAATGCTGTTTGTTCTAAATCTAAAGTATCATAACTTGCAAATCTAGCATTTGTTAACAATATAGGATATGTTAATGTGCTAGGTTCAAAGTCTATATCTGCTGGTGGTGTTGTAGTTTCAAAACTTATAGTAAAATTAGTTACTTCAGTAATTTTGTGAAAGCCGTCAATATCGCCAAACGTTTTAAATCCAATAAAGTCATCTGCATTCAAATTATGTCTTTTTGTAAAAGTGACAGTTACTTTATTTTTATCTGTAGTGATGTTTGAGATAGGCAATTCATTTGCAAAGTTAACACGCAATACCGTCCAATCATGATCATCAAAAGTTACCCATATATGATCGTTGTTAAGTACGCCTGACATATCTATGTTTACTATATCATCTCTGGTCTGTACAACATATTTTGTTTGATCAACCTTAACATACCCTGCCGTTCTAAGATATTGTTTTTCAACAGTAGTAGGATTAATTTTAGTTGCAAAAGGTATTGGTGCAAAATAAAAATCGCTTTGATTAATTCTATAATATCTATCAAGTTCAGCAACATTTTTAGTATCAGTAACTAATAGTGGCTGCGGATTAAGAACAAAATTATCTGTGTCTAATTTTATTTCTACTACTTTAGTTTGATCAGTGCCGCCGAGCTGTCCAACTTTGAATGCCCATTCTTCTTTTAAATTTACGCCTTCGCTATCAGTTCTACCAAGTTTATTAAATATTTTAGTGAAAGCGTTGTTAGTTCCTTTTTCTCTAATAAAGCCTTGATATAATCTAAACTGTGTTACACTATCTTCAGATAGGTTTTGTAAATAATCTCTTGTTTGATAGCCAATTGTATGTCTTGCTAACTCTCTTTGGCTTTCTGACAATCCTTCAGTATCAACATCAAAATAATCTTCCATTTGATTTATTTTGAAATCAAAGTTAGGAACTAATTTTTTCTCAGGTGTTGAGTCAAGTACTGTCCAATTAATAGCATTAAATTCTTCATCGCTTGTATGGTTACGTTTACTAGTGTAATTAACACCTTGGTAATTTATAATGTCGCCAAGTTTATAATCAGTAAATGGCTGCCAAGATGCAATGTTTACATTGTCAAACAAAAACCCTGGAGAAGTATAATCACCGTCCCAGTCTACAGTTCTAAACCCTTGTACTTTAATTCTTTCTTGTCTGTATCCAGTTGGCTTATCAAAAATTACATCATTGAAAACTGTTCTATCATTAAAAATAGCAACATGTTCTTTAAGGACATAGTTTAATTTTAGATAAAAAAGTCCTCTAGTAGTTTCATTTATTGTAAATGTGAATGTTTGGAATTCTCTGTTGACATCAAAGTTTTGAATTTCCATTGGTTCGCCATTATCAGTCAATACATTATAGTCATAAAAACTATCAAGTATATTATCAACTACCCCAATTGGTACAGTAACTTTAAGTCTTTCTGCGCCCGGACTTACTGTAAGTAACGATCCAACTGCCCATTCATTACGTGTCCAGAACATAAATTCTTTAGCAGCAGTTGTAAAGTCTTGCATTGCTTGATTATCTGTGCTATAGTTTTCAAAAACAAAACCTTGTGATTTTAGATAATGCTCGTATCCTAGTAGGAAATCTACAACCTGTTGGACTGTGTTAAATGTAGTTCCATAACTTATATCTTCAGTAGCAAATTGATTAAAGTTTCTTCTGCGCTGTGCAGTTGCAGCACCTATTATTGGTAACTCTGGTAACTTGGTCCAATTATCTGTTTCAAATTTATCAGTGCTTGTATGAGTTAACTTTGCTCTATAAAACATACTTCTGTACTGAGCTATTGCTCCGTTGTTGTAAAGTTGGTCTTCGGTCCAATTTACAAACGTTGCACTAACTCCGCCTACAGATAATGTTGGATCTGCTTGATTTGGAATTGATTTATAAATCCTAAAGTAAGGATGTACATCATCGTAACCGTTTACTATCCAGCCGCCTTCTGTTTTTTCAAATATAATTCCGCTGTAACTAACAGTTTGTATTGGAGAAGAAACATTAAAGAATATGTTATAATTTTCTTCTGGTATGAATATGCTTGAACTTGCAGCAGCAGGACTTTTAGAATCTAGCAAATATTTTTGTTGAGTCTTATCAACAAAACCATTTAACCTACTAGTCAATCTTACATTAATATCTGATAATAAACTTTGGGCAGTTGCAATAGGCTTACCTGATGAAAGCAAATAACTACCTATATAGAATGCTAAACCACTTGTAATATCATTACTGCCTGTAACAGGTAATATTATTTCATTAGGTTTAATAAAAATTCCTGTACTCTTACTAATAATTTGATCTGCAATATTACGTTTAGTTTTACTTCTGTCAAAGTTTGCAACAATATATTCAAACGGACGAAGTAGGCACAATGCCATCGTTACAACAAATGGAAATTCTGAACTGCTTCTGTAAGCATATTCAGTAGGCGAAACATCACCTAGTGTAAAACTTCCTTTATTATTTGTTAAAGTATAGTTTGTTGCTAATCCACTATCAAGAGGACTTAATAATTCACCGTATTCATTTACAGGTATATGTCTTAAAATACTTGTTCTAGCATATCTTTTATATGTACCTGCTCTTTCGCCTTTTCTAATAATACCGTCTCTAATATCTTCCCAAAGAATTAGGTTTCCACTTGTATATGGTGCTTCACCGTATTGTGTATCCCACCAACTTGGCTTTTCACTAAACCCAAGCATTTCCCAAGGACAACGATGCGGTCTATCTGTATCATAGAAATAGTTATAAACACCTCTCCACCATCCTGGTAAATTTTCATCACCATCTGGTGTTGTCATATTAGAATAGGTATATGTAAATGGTTCTGTATCTTTTAGGTATGTGTTAGCAGTATAACCAAGATTAGTATTTGCTACCCATTTTAAAAATTCTTGACTTGCTATTGCATCAAATTCTGCTTTTGTAAATACTGAATTTTTATAATAACCTCCAAGATTAGCATCTATATCAAATACACTAGGTTCATAAGATTGTTTAATATTATTATAAATTCTATACTCTAATTCCAATAAAACATCATCACGGAAATCGCCATACGCAACAGTAATACTACCATCGTGACCTTGTATAACTTCTGTAGGTACTCTATATGTGTCATCAATAAACTTCATTGGGGTATACTTTTTGTATAATCCAATTGACGTAGGAGTCGGTGGCACATGGCAAGACGCTGTTGATACGTACTCGCGTATTTCTATATGGTCACCTTGTATTAAATTGCCTAGTATAGTTAAAAATGCAAACTCTGAACTAAACGTGTAGTCTTTACCATGCAATAACTGTGTATTATTTTTATACACATATACTGCACGTCTACTTAATGTATCTAAATCAAAAGTATCATTTAGTGTAAATGTCTTTAATCCAGGGTCATCAACTGTGTATGTTAATTTTGTAAATGCTCCTGTACCTAATGTGTCGCTATCTGCGAAAGGACTTGATGAACTTTTTGTTTTTGTTAATTGTTCAAAAATAGAATCTACTAAATCTGGTATGATTGATGTGTCATCAACTTCAAAAGATTTTTTTATAAAATTTTCTTTGAATAACGAATACTGTTTTTTAGCATATTGCAATGATTTAACAATATTAATTTCTTTGTCTGCAAGCATCAATAATGCTGACGCTGCAACACCTGAATGTTTTAGAAATCTTTTTGCGTTTACAGTAAAGTCTGAAATATCTCTTAAATTAGATACTCCTGGAAGTACACCAGTAAATCTTGTGTCAAATTCTAATGCTGTTTTAACATGATCAGCCGCTTGCCCAAGAGTAAAAGTTTTTAGTGTTTCATTTAACGGATTTTTTTCTAATCCTACAGGAATTTCATAGTAACCATTGTTAGGAATTATTTCGCCAACTACTTTAATTGTAATAATATCGTTAGGTTGAAACACAGTAGTAAAAGTAAACTGGTTTCTATTGCGTGTATAAGATTCTTTTAATTCATCACCATTTCTAAAAAATATAATTTCAACAGTATCATCTATATTATCAAAATCAACAATATCAGTTTGTACAATGTTTGTAGCATCTATAATTGTAACACTATCAACAATAGGCTGTAAGTATTTAGATTGTGTTCTAACCCAACCATTTTCATATTTGCCGTTTACCTGATAATAATGTTTATTGATGTTATCAATAATTGCCTGTTGGTTAATTGTGTATCTAAATTGTTCAGTCTCCCAACTCCAATCAAATTCTATATCACCTACATTATCAATATTTTGATATGAAATACTCATACCCAATTCGTTGTCAACTGGTCCGTTACCTTGTTTATAACTAAAAATTTTGCTTCCTGCAAAACTACTTACTGGATACGTATTTAAATTATCAAGTGCAACACCTGTTTCATTAAAACTGTCAAATAAAGGTGCTTGGTTTACAGTTGTTTTCTCTTGACTCTTTTTCCAAGATGTGCCGTCAAAGTAAAACTGCTTGCCTGAATTAGAAGTACCTCTACTAGCAAGAACACATTCATTAATTGTTGGTTTGGAATCTGTAGTTTCTTGTAAAGTAATCTGTCTTGTTCCGTTGTGGACAATAAACTTAACTTCGTATATTTTGTTGTTTGCAAGATTATCATCATCTGCTGTAACAAGTACTCTTGCGCCTTCAAAAAGAAACTCACCGTCTACACTATATCCTGTACTACCTTCAATAGTTGAAAATACATCTTTTGTATAATCATCAATATAATCAACTGAGGCTTTTGCAATTGTTCCTTGCTGGTAAAGTTTTATACCAGGATGAAATTCAATAATTGGTCTCTTTGCTCTTGCTGTTTCAAGACCATCAAAATCACTATCTCTATAGTTAAATGCATACTCAAGGACACTACGATGGAACCATCTATTATATCTGCTCCAAGGATTTGAATCATTACTGCTTCTGTTAATTGTTATATAATCTTTATTTGCAGGATACAAAGTTGCATCGTCAAAAGGTTGTGAATCAAACCCTTCATTATCAAATAATATTTCAGGAGTGTTTGCACTAATGTTAGGTGGAATTAGATCAGCAAATCTTATTAGCGTTATTTCTTTTCCTATTCCTTCAACTAGCCATGTGTCTGTAGCATACTTTTCACTTTCAACTTGTCCACGGAATTCAACTACCATTCCGTTTGATAGTTCTACTCCATTAGCACTTTTATAATAAGTTTTTCCTAAAATTTCTTTTTCAACATTGATTGCTGTATTACTTTCAATATCAGCAATAATAAATCTGCCTAGTCTATTAGGATCTGTTTCACTTTGATAAAAAAGTACATCTGGAGAATTTAAAGGAACTGTAAATGTAAGTGTGCCTACTTCAATACTATTATTTGTAACTCCGCTATTATAAATTAAACTGTTAAACGAAGCGTTGCTATCAACTAGTTCCCAGTCTTGACTATCTAAGTCTATCGAACTTCCGTCTGCAGGACTAACTTCTTCTTTTGCTCTCCAAAGTTTTCCATCAAATGCTGCTAAGTCACCTGGAAAATAAGTTATTAATGGGTCAAAATTTAAACTACCAGTATCGTAATTTGTTCTTAGTACAAAAGGCTCGCCTGGTGAGTTGATAGTAAACTTATATGTTTGACCTCTGTATAAAGTAAGTGTTGGATTGTTTGTAAGTCCATCTGGAGTAAACACCCAAGAAGAACCAATCCCTTGATTAACTTTATATGTAGATTGAATATCCTGTGTTTGACCAACGATAGCCACCGTAGGTGGACCTGCAGGCACCCAATAATATTCTCTATAATTTATAAACTTGTCCCAGTCTATAGGTGGATTCCAACTGTAATGCTCTTGGAACGTAGTTTTGTCATCTCTCTCGTTTGAATTACCAAAGAAAGTTTCAATGTTTTTAAAATCTAGATAATCATAAAACTTAGTTACAACTTGATTATTTTCAACTGTAACACCTGGCTCTAACTGATACCTACTTCTTAAAGTATTGTCAGTATCTAAATATACACTATTACCGTTATATGTTTTGCCAAATCTTCTGCCAACATATCCTGACAGTTTGTCCAATGCACCTGGTTGTATAAGAGGGTCAACTACTCCTGATAGAAACTTGTCATTAGCATCTGTTCTAAAAGTTTCTGGAAGAAGCTCTGAACTTTTTCTAATAGGTAACTGACTGTTAGGGTAAACCTTATCTGCCATTAGTAACTAGAACCTCCGCTGCTAGAACCTGTAGTACCTGTACTCGTAGTAGTTGTACTTGTGCTAGAACCTGTACTTGTGCTTGAACTTGTTGTGTTTGATTGTGAATCACTTTCTATTGTTCCTGTGCTTGATCTAATTTCAGCGGCGGTAATGCTAGTAACAATTTTGATATCGTCTACTGTTGCACCACTTACAAAAATTTCATCTGGGTTACTTTGTATTTCAAAAAGACTGCCAAACGATTGTGCTGATGATCTAGGTAAAATTACAAAGTTAGTAACATCAGGAGACACTGTGTTAATAACATAAGTTGTTAATTCACTTAGATAAAATCTATCACCAAAATCCCAGTTTCGAATTTCAAAGAACGTGTTAATTGCTGTTACAATTCTTACTTTCAAATTGTTATCATTAATTGCTTTATCTGAATTTTTAACTACTTTGAATTCAGCCTGTAATTTAGTTGCTGCTTGAGAACCAAATAATACTTTATATTTTACAGGGTGATAAATTACTTCATCACTAATTGTTTTAATTTCATTTAGATTAGCACCAAATTCTATTCTTAAACTGTCTGTTGTTGGAGCAGCAGGTTCTGTTGTTGCGCCTGCAAGATAATTTCTATATGCAGTATCATAATTTTTAGTTAATAGATATAAATCAACAATGTTGGTTACACTAGGATCAATTCTTCTATTTTCACTAGCAGAATGTGTGTATTGGAATTTTAAATTTCTTCTACCCATATATGCAACATAGTTACTGTTTAATTGAAATGTATTAGTTGTTCTATTAACTGTCTTAACTACATCTTCAGCAACGTCACTAAAATAAATTAATTGACCATTAGTATAATCATTTACGTTAACATCTGCTTCTTTATCTTTTATAATAATTGTATTTGTACTATTATCAAAAAGATTTAATATGTCTGTACCGTATGCATCTGTTTCTCTTTGAAAGAACAAATAGTTTAACTCTGAATCAGCACCTGCAACTTGTATAAATGAATCAGGATCGTCAATAACACCATCGCTATCGCTATCACTAAAACTTAATTTTATTTCTTTGTTGCTTTCATACCCGTCATCAAACGATATAGTATCTGTGATTTCAAATTTATAATCTCTGCCTAATGCTGATGCAGTAGTTGTCTGACTATTAATACCTAAAATATTAACAATATCTTTTGCAATTTTTCCTGTCAAATTATTGTAAGCAATTTCGTTTTTATCAAAATAAAACCTGTTTTGCTCAACACTTCCAAATACATAATTTAATGTTCTAATTCTAATTACATACTGATCGTTTTCTTTTACAAATGCAAACAACCAAGAACCATCAAGATTCTCATTTGTTATATCGCCTGCCTTACCTAAATTAAAGTTATTGACTAAATCTAAGTTTTGATTTTGTATAATTTTCCATGAAGTGTCAGCAGTATCATATCTTAAACCAAAGTTTAAACTTGCAAACATAAGGTTAGTAATTTCTGTTTCAAGTGCTACACTCAAATCGTTAACAAACTTTGGAACAATGCTATTTGCTATTGCGCCTTCTGGAATATTTTCATTAAAAGTAATTGGTCCTAATCCGTTTGCAAGAGCACCTCTATTAGCATTTGTACCATCGCCTATAATTGATTGTACTTTAGCCCAAATATAAGTTGAACTTCCTGTATGATCTGCGGTACCGGCCATCAATTTATTATTTTGATTTGTCATAAAGTGAAAACCATCAGGGGCAGTAAATTTAATTGTTGCCCCAACAGTAAGGAATTTTAAACTACTGGTTGAGTATGTGCCAACTTTAAGTAGACTGTTATCAATAGTGTTTGTAAAATACCCAGTTCCGCTATTTAAATCGTTAGTAATACTTTTCCATACTGTAGTTGTTTCACTAAATGTTACTCTTTCGTATTTGGTAATATAGAAATTATATAAGTCTTTATCAGTAAATGCACCTTCAATGTTTTGTCTTAAGAAATTGATAATTTCAGTTTTACTTGTAAACTTTAAAAATAAACTTCTTTCTGCTTCTTGTCTATAAATGTATCCATCATCAGCAAAAACATTTACTGCACTGTATTTTCCACTTGCATCTACAATATCATAATTTCTACTAATACCACTTGAAGTTCTGTTTACTGCTTTTATTTTTAAAATGTTTTGAGAACTTGCTAACGGAGCAAGATTATAATCTTCTCCAGTAACCATTCTGTTTTGTGTATAATAAAGTGCAGGAGCATTTTGCCTAATTGTATCAATACTTTCTGTTGCTGCTGCATTATTAACAGAATATTGCAAACCTAAGTTTACAGTAAGTGTATGTGCAATACCTGATTTATTTAAATAATTGATATCGATTGAGATACCTTTCATGTCATTAGGAGCAATGGCATATTCAAGTCCATTACTTACTCTGTAATAAGTTCTGAAAGATCCTTGCGGTAAATTTCCGTATGTGCCATCAGCAAATACAAGATTGACTTTATCGTTAGGTTGTGTAGAAACTGAATAGATGTTTCTAACATTTCCTACTATACTATTGTATGCAATATTGTTTCCTGTTAAGTTACTTACTTTGCTCCATTCACTCACTTGGCCGCCTCGGCTGTTCAAACCAAACAACCAAAGATCATCATTATTAATGTTGTTTGTCTCTACGGAAATTGTTTCATTTGTTGTTGGAGTACTAATATCAAAGTCTGCAAACTCTAAACTTCCTTGTTTAAATTTTAAAAAGAAACCTGTGTTTGCACTTGCAGAACCTTTTCCATCTTGTCTATATACAAACCCTAACTGGTTACCTGGAGTTGGTGCTTCTTCATATACAAATTCTTGTCCCTTAAACGCTGTGCTTACTATTTCAAATGCCATGCTTCTACCAGCAACGCTTTTAGTAAAATTGAATAATGGAACATCATTTGTAGTAGTTCTAAATCTATATTGCTCTGTAGGTATGCCCTGTATTGTAGCAGCGCCTTCACTTCTACCAAACTCTGTGTTGTCAGACATAGAAGAATTAAGAATTAACACAAACTGTTCTGCCCAGTTACTGTTTGTAGGATCATTCCATTTTACAGTTTGTTGTGCTAAGTTTCTACCATTACTATCAATAATATTTTCTGTAGTTGATATTGTATTAAATTTTAATAGGCCACTAGATCCTATATTTCTTTTTGCGTTGTAGGACAACATTCTAGCAATTCTAAGAACACTTTCTTTACGCTCTGCTAATTCTAAAAAGTTTTCTCTACTTGCTAAATCTAGTCTGAAACTGATACTTTGGCCTAAAAATGCTACTGCATCAACTAGAGCCATATACTCAGAACTTTCAATATAGTCATTGAAATCTTCAGGATAGTTTTCTCTTAGATAAGAAATAATTACCCTGCGGATATTTTCAAAATCATAAGACTTAAAATCCGCATTTCTAAACGTTTGATAGATGCGAGTCCAGTCCTGATTTAGTATTAAATTGTTCTGTCTTGACGTTGTGCTCATTAACTATATTCCTATTGTAATATTTAGCCCTTGTGATTAAGTGCTTAGTTTATAACCGAGTTATTT